TAATAATCCCGCATTTAATTTTGTCGTAATATTTTGTTTCCTTTAAATTATTTTTATCTGCAATAGCATCAATATTAACTTCTTTGTCAGGGTCTCCAAAATTTGTAAGAGTTAAACGTTCCTTAGCATTAAAATAATTATTACCATGCTTTCCAATTCTTTTAAAATGTGTTGTTTTTATATCACCATAAATCATATCTGATTCTGATTTACTATTAGGTAAATTTCCAAATAATTCAAATTCGACTTTTTTACCTATTAAACCCTTATCTTTTGCAGATGTTATTTTAAATTTGTATTTGTTTTCATTGCAAAATGAATTAAGGTCTGGGCAAATAGAATGTACAATTGTTTTTAATTCTTTATATTTACAACATCCATTAATTTGAATATTTTCTTTTATAATCATATTAAGAGTATCTATATACATTTTGTTTTCTCTAATAAAAGATAGAGAAATAGTCTCTTTAAAATCTGGAAATAATAAAAGTTTTGTTATTTTATTCATATTTATAATTGAATAAAAAATATATACAAATGTTTCATTTTTTTATAAAATAACATATATTTATGTTATTTTATTATAAAAGAGCGTTCATATAAATCAATCATTTTTTGTATATTAATAATAATATTTTTAATTTCTTCATCACTACCAAATATTGGCGTTATTATTATTTCTGAACTTTCAAAACTGCAAGATTTTACAGTCAAATTGAAATACAATAAATAATTATTTTTATTAATTTTTTTACCCCAGAATTCATCAGACATATTACTATATCCAAATGCAGTTAAGTTGCAATATTCTGATAATGAAAATTCAATTATATCATTCAAGTGACATTTATTTATATTACATTTTAAATAAATTTTTTTTATATTTTTTAAATAAGTTTTTTTTCTTGGACCGAAAGCATAAATATTAATTTGGTCAAAACATAATGACATTTTATGTAGATTGATGTGTTTTAAATATGCATTTATTATCATATTAATTTTTTATTTCAATTTTATTTAAAAACTTTTTATAAAAATTTAATTATAAAAAATATAATATTTAAGCTTCAATAGTTGTTTTAACAAAGTGTTTATTCATATATTTTTGAATATTAAAATAATTCAGTTCTTGTCCATCTTCAATGCCTAACAAAAATTTTAGCTTATTGTCGGGGGTTATAATCCTACTATTGGATTGGTTTTCTAATTTATTTTCTTTAATATAAGCAACCAACGCTCTTGTTACTTCAGTTCTTGCAATTTCAGTTCCTTCATTCTTATTCATAAATTCACATAATTCCTTGGTCACTTTACTTGGTTTTGCAAAACCCGACGGGTTTCTGTTACCCTTATTTTTATTTTTAACAACTTCCTTTTTTAATCCTTTCATTTGTTTTTTTACACTTTTCTCAAGTTGTTTTAAATTTTGTTGAAGGTTGCAGATTTGTGTTTTAATCATACTTAAACCATTTACAATGCCTTCAAATTGCTCAAACATATTATCTCCATTTTGTTCTTCTTCCAATTCGTTTTTTACTGCATTACTCATTCTATATCTACATATATCAAGTAAACTTTAAATTGATTTATATAAAAATGTTTAATTGAACGTAAATTTATCTTGTTTAATGGCGTCTATGAGAACGTTTTCTATGACGACGGGTTTTCTTTCCATGTCTCATATTTTTGCATATTGGACATCCACAATTAGTTTTATGACCATTAGATTTTCTAGAACCACGCCTCTTACGCGTTCCACCAACTATATTTTGTCCAGCATCACCCTTTTCAGCAGCATCTAATGCATCATAATCCGAATTTGTCGCTTCTGTTTCATTTTCGGTTAAATTAGCAGTAGTTGATTGTCCCTCTTCATCTACTAATTGATTCTCGATATCAGGTTCTTCACCACCTTTACGACTAGTTTTCTTCATATTTTTGCAAATTGGACATTTGCAATTGGCTTTGTGTCCGTTTCCCTTCTTTTTACTACCAGCAGTTTGAGACATTTCTTCATTATCATTTTCACCTCCTTTTTTTGAATGTTTCATATTTTTGCAAATTGGACATTCACAGCTAGGTTTATGTCCATTCTTTTTTTTAGAACCTCCCATTTTTTTAAGAGCTTCTTTTTCAATGTCTTCTTGATATCCACCTCTTTTAGCTTTGTTTTTCATATTTTCGCAAATATGGCAGCTACAATTAGCTTTGTGACCATTTTTTCTTTTGGCTCCACCTAATTGCGCAACAGGAGAACTTGGTTTATAGTCTGCATCAGTACTCATTATATATTATATATATAAATTAAGTTTTTAAAAAATATTAAATACAAAATATTTTTTAAATTTCTAAATCATAAAATTTTTACTTTGACTCAACAGTTGCAACCTTTCGAGTGTAAGGCTTTCGAACTGAAGGAGTTTTATCCTTTTCAAGTGTGTTATCTGTATTTTTGTTATTAACAACTGACCATTCACCTTTTTCACTATCTCGTGGACCTTCACCCCGTAATCTTGGCTGAGTTTTTTTTGTAGAATCTCTAGGACGTCTTTTCTGTGTTGGAGCCGCAACTGTGGGTTGTGTTTCTTCTTGAGATTCTTGTTCAGATACTTTGTAAGCTGTTCTAGATAGCTTTAAATCACGTCTAGTTTCACACATAAGCTTTCCTCCTCTAATACCCTTTACACTAGATGCTTGCCATTCATGGTTGCTTGAAGTAGTCTTGATTAAACTAAAATCAACATACTCCCCTTGAACCAAATACTTATATTGCTGGTTTTCAACCTCAATTGCACTATGATGAATGAAAATATCAGAACCTGAGCGGCTTCCGTCTGTAACGGTAATAAACCCGTATCCAGCTTTGTTATTGAACCACTTAACACGACCAATTAAGCGTTCAGTGGAAGAAGATGTAACAACGTCTGTATTAGATGACATATTATTATAATTTATAATAATATATTATCTTTATATAGTTTAATACCATATATAGTTTATTTTTATATTTCACAATTTACAAAAAAAACCGGTTCGTTTATTAACAAAATATTTGCCATTATATTTAAATCTCAATAAATATTCATATAATATATTAGAAATTACAGATTGAACACAAATATATTGAAATTTTTTACTACAATTATCAATTAAATAACATAATATATTTTTACAAAATCCTTTTTGTCTGTATTCTGGAAATATATGAATTCCATAAATAACTATTATTTTTTTATTCATTTTATAAAAAATTAATTCACAATAATCATTCTCAAAAATTACTTTTCCATTTTTATATGTAGAATAATTTGATAAATATGTATCAATTAATTCTATAATTTTTTCCATTTAATTTAAATTTAATATCAATTAATTTTTAAATGTGTTGCGTTAAATAATATACGTGAGTTAATACAAATCTTTCTAAATCTTCAGTTTTTGAAGTGTCAACATCATTTATATCAATGTTCGAAAAATCAAACAGTTCAATATTTTTATATGAAATATACTCGAAAACAGGTATTAAATTAATTGTTTCCGGTTCAGATATATTTTTTAAATCAATAGAATTATCTATTGCAAGTTTTCTTACATAATTAAAGATTAATAAAGCTATCATTTTCATCCTTTTATCTTGTTTCTTTTCTGCAGTTTTATTTGCTGTTTGAAATACATTAAAAACGGATTCAATAAAATCTGGCATTTTATCATATGTTGGTTTACCTTCTATAACAGTCATTTTATTTATTATAATATTATTTTGTTTTTAACTATTTTTCTTTAATGTTTTCTATTTCTATATTGAATGTATCTATAATTAAAAAGTAATTTGGAGTTTGATTGAATTCTAAATTTCTAATACATTTAATATAATTTACTAAAACACTTGGTAAATTTGTATTTGTTACTTGTTCTTTTAAATGTAATATATTTTGATTTATATTATCATCTTGTAGAAATCCAGTAAATTCTTGCCATGATAAAAAACCTGCATATAAATATATTAATAAATATCCCAAAGATTCTAAGTCGTCTCTTCTACTTTGTTCTATAAAATTATGCGCGTTTATGCTTGCGTAAGTTTTGCTTCCAATTAATCCGCTAGTTTTTCTCTCTTTTATATGAATATCATTAATTAAATACGGCTTGCATAACCCAAAATCTATTAAATAAATATTTTTACTTTTGTCATTCACACCAAATAAAAAATTTTCAGGCTTAATATCTCTATGTATTAATCCTTTATCATGTATTGTTTTTAATAAATTTATTAATTTAATTCCTATTTGCAATACTAATTTTAATGGTAAAGTATAATATTTATCCTTTACTTCTTGTAAAGTTTGACCTAATAAATCAATTACCATATAATAATTATTCACATCTTTACCAAACCATTTAACATTTGGAATATTATTAGTTCCTTTTAAATATTGATAAATAATAGATTCGTTTTTCAACAATTTTGTATTATTATTTATAGATTCAACTTTTATTGCAACAAAAGCGTTTGTTCTTATATTTTGTCCTTTAAAAATAGTTCCAAATGACCCTGAGCCTATTTTATTTAATATTTTATATCTTTTATTTATAAGTTCCATTATAATTCACTTATTGTTAATATTTAAACCAATTTAAAAAATTATATTTTTTTATTTATAACAAACGAATATGAGTTAAATTATACTAATACAATATTTTATATATTAAATATATATATTGTAAATACGTGTGTCATTATCATTAAAAATTGTTGAATTACCATTATTAGTTTTCCGTAAGATGAAATTGGATACACATCTGAAATTCCAACACCTGCTTGAATAGTTGTACTTAATAAAAAGTAATCTAAAAAATCCCCTCTAAATTGATGTTTAAAATGGTCTTGAAAATAAAAATAAAATAATGCAAAAATAAAAATGCATAATATATGAAACAAAACTGTTCTAATAAATAATTTCATTTATATATTCAATTTATATTAAATTTCTTTACCATTATAAATTTGATTGAGTTGTCTATTTACACGAATAAAAGTAGTACATTTTGGGATATCTTTTATTTTTTTTGCACCTATATATGTCATTGTCGAACGAATTCCTCCTTGAATATCAAGTATAGTATTTATTACATTACCACGATACTCTATTTTTACAGTTTTACCTTCACTACTTCTATAATTAGCTATTCCACCGCTATATTTGTTCATTGCTGTTGATGAACTCATTCCATAAAATACTTTATATTTTTTATTAGATTCTTCAATTAAATCTCCACCAGATTCAGTATGACCGGCAAACATTGAACCACTCATAACAAAGTCAGAACCAGCACCGTACGCTTTAGAAAAATCACCAACAACCTGAAGCCCACCGTCACTTATAATATGAGCATCTAGACCGTGAGCTGTGTCAGCACATTCCATTACAGCGCTTAATTGAGGCATTCCAATTCCAGTTTGTTTTCTGGTTGTACAACAACTACCACTTCCAATTCCAACTTTAACAATGTCAACTTTTCCTTCAACAACTAACTCTAATACGCCTTGTTGTGTACAAACATTTCCTGCAATTAATATTTTTTCTGGGTATTTTTCTCTAATTTCTTTACATTTTTCTATAAATTTTGACATATAACCATTAGCAACATCAATGCAAATAAATTTAATATTTAATGCACAAATAATTTTATCTAAATTTTCAAAATCTTTTTCTCCAATACCAGTTGAAATAGCAAAATATTCTATGTCTAATTTATGGTTTATTAAATCTTCAACTGTATAATATTTGTGTAAACAGGTTAAAACTTTATGTTTTTGCATTTCTAATGCCATTTCAATTGTTCCAGTTGTATCCATATTACTTACTATAATTGGTACACCTGTCCAAGTATAAGGCGAGTATTTAAATTTAAATGTTCTCTCTAAAGATACTTCTAAACGAGAAGAATATTCGCTTCTTTTGGGTAAAATTAAAACATCAGTGAAGTCAAGCTTAATGTCATCTAAAATCTTCATAATATATGAATAATTAATATTTAGTTTTTTTATATTAAACACAAAAGAAAACTTAAAAATTAATTATATTATTTAATTTATGAGTAATATTGATGTAGTTTTAGGATGTAGTTTTGGCGACGAAGGAAAAGGAAAGGTCGTTTATGATTTGTTAAAAAAAGATAAGTATGATTTATGTGTTCGTTTTAATGGTTCTGCCAATGCCGGGCATACAATTTACGAAAATGATAAAAAATTTATTGTTCATCAATTACCTGTAGGAAGTTTATTACCAAATGTATATAATTTAATTTCGAGTGATTGTTTAGTTGATATTCAAAAACTAAAAAACGAAATTAGTAAACTTAAAGAAATTGGTGTAGATTTAAGACATAGATTATTTATAAGTAAGGCATGTCATATCATTACTGAAGAATGCATAACGTATGATAGAGATAATAACATAATAGGAACAACTGGCTCAGGAATTGGGCCAACCTATTCGCAAAAAATGTTACGTACAGGTAAGCGTGTTGAAGATTTTAAGGATTTATTTCAATCAATTGGAATTGAAATTGTTGATATGCGTAAATTTTGGTTTTCGGATTTTGTTAAAAATAAAATAAAAAATATTTTAATGGAAGGGGCTCAAGGTTTTGAACTAGATATTAATTGGACGAATAATTATCCTTATTGTACATCATCTACATGTACACTTGCAGGAGCAATTAATTCTGGGATAGACATAAAAAAAATAAGAAATATATATGGAATTTCAAAAGCATATGATACTTATGTAGGAACTATGAAATTTCAACCTTATAATTATAATGATGACCTTAATAAAATTGGATTTTTAGGTAAAGAATATGGTTCTACAACTGGAAGAAAAAGACAATGTAATTTCTTAAATTTAAACAATTTAATTGAATCTTTAAAATTTAATAGTTGTAACATTTGTATTATAAATAAATGCGATATATTACAAGAGTTAAATATTTTTAAACTATATTATAATAATGAATTAAAGATGTTTGAAAATTGGGATGATATGAAAGAATTTATTTTTGATAAAATAAAATTTTTAAATATTAAACTAGTTTGTTCTTATAATCCATATACTATTTAGGTCTTTTTACATTTCAAGTACCAAGTTTTATATAGTAAAAATTATATAAAAATTTGTATTTGAAATGTAAAGGTGTTAAATTTAAATTTAAAGACACTTTTTGTATACAAATATGTCAGAATTTGAATCTGTTATAAACTCAAGATATAAAGCACCTATTTTATCAAAAATATGGAGCATTAATAATAAAATTAAGACAATGCGACAATTATGGATAGATTTGGCATCTATACAAAAAAAACTTGGAATTGACTACATTTCTGAAGAATCTATTAAAGAACTACAAGAAAAACGCGATGAAATTAATTTCGAACGTATAAATTATTTTGAAGATAAATTTAAGCATGATATATTTGCGCACATACATGCATATTCTGAATTATGTCCAAATGGAAGTAAAATATTACATCTCGGAGCTACTAGCAATTTTATTAATGATAATGTTGATTCTATTTTAGTCAAAAAAAGTTTTTTATTTATTAAAAAAGAAATTGAAATATTTATAAAATTGTTACAGTTTAGTGCTGAAGGATATTCATCTGTGCCTACTATTGCTTACACTCATTTACAACCTGCGCAACTTATAACTATTGGCAAACGTTTTTCAATGTGGAAACAAGATGTTTTATTGGATTATAATAAATTTAAATCTTTAATTGTTCCATTTCGTGGAATAAAAGGAACTGTTGGAACAGAAGATACGTTACTTAAATTATTTAATGGTGATGTAACTAAATGTGATGAATTAAATTCAGAATTAGTAAAATTATATAATTTCGAACATAAAATTACAGTTTGTGGCCAAACTTACTCACGTAAATATGATGTTGAATATATTCATTTGCTTAGTAGTATATGTCAAAGCATTTATAAAATAATGAGTGATTTGCGTTTATTATCTAGTAAAAAAGAAGTTTACGAAGAATTTACCGAAAACCAAGTTGGTTCATCAGCGATGCCTTATAAAAAAAATCCAATTAATTGTGAAAAAATTTGCTCTCTTTGTAGATATGTTATAAATCAAGAACAAAATGCAAATCAAACATATATTAACCAATGGTTAGAACGTTCATTAGACGATTCTGCTATAAAACGTATTATGTTCCCAGAATGTTTTTTAATTGTTGAATATATTTTAAATGAATCAATAAAAGTAGTTAAAAACCTTCATTTTAATTTAGAATATATAAATAAGCGCGTTAATAAACATATGACTAATATTATTTCTGAAGAAATAATTATAAATGGTGTTAAAAAAGGGTTTAATAGACAAGACATTCATGAAAGATTAAGAAAAATATTAACTTCTAATAATTGTTCTTTAGAAAATCTTCACAACGATGATATTATAAGTGAGATAATAGGTAATAATATTTCTTTTAATCCTTTAAATTATATTGGAAGGAGTATTGAACAATCATTTGAATGTAATACACAATATTTAACTATTCAAGATTTATACATTTGAACAATTAGACTTTATCAAGATTGCATTTTACACAAACATATTTTTGAATATTTATATTATTGTGTATTTTATTTTTTTTTGCATTAACATTTACTATTTGGAAAGTTTCAATGTCCAAAATTGTAAATAAATAATAATCTATACACGATATAAATTGTGAATGATTACTATCTAAAACATATTGTAATGTTTTTATAATTTTATCTACATATCCGTCTATTATATCATTTTCAGGTAAATCCCTTATTTTTCTTCTTATATTCCATAATTTATCTTGCGTTAGTTCATCAATATCTATTTGAAGTATATAACTTGGTTCTTGGTCATAATAATCTATCGCTGGTTTATAAAAATTTATTACTGATACTGCTATTCCCATTAGTAAATGTAAAATATATTATTATAAATAATATTTTTATTATAATATTTTAATTCAATTTTATTTACACATAGAGTGATTGATTTGTTACAACATATTTTAACGTCATATTTGGTATTTCATGAAGCTTACTTAAAAATTCTACATTGCCAGTTATTTCAGCAATTTTTTCCATTTCGCATGAAATGTTATTTATTTTTAAAAGAGCTTTTACAAATTCACCCAAAAATATTTCTTTTTCAGTCCCTATTTTTTGCAACAAAAGTTTACACGATTCAATATCTTCGCATTCACACCATTCTTCAATATAATTTAACAAGTCATAATGAATATTATAATCAAATCCGGTATTAATATTATATTGTATTTCTTTTGTTTTATAATCTGTATAAATATCTGTTATTTTTATTACAATATTTTTAACTATATCATCATTTGATTTTGGATAATTTTCTTTAAAATCATCTTTAACAGTTATATTTGTAAAGATACTGAAAAGAGCTACTAATTGTTTTGATGATAAATTATCTAATTCTTTAGATTCCATTAATTTTGCAAATGCTAAACAATGTACTTCCCTCAACTGTGATGAAATTTTTCCAATGAAAGTTAATTTTAAAGAAGATTCATCGTTAAATTCACCTTCAATAAAATTTTCTTCTTTTAAAATATTTAATACAGAATAAACCTCCGATTTTATATATGAGTTTGTAAAATCCATTTGTTTTTGTAGTTCATCTATTTCATTTTGTTTAATCGAAATTTTTTGATATGATAATTTATCTTGTTCAATAAATTTATAATTATCAATAAATTGTTGCAATTGTCTTTCAATTTCTTTGCGTTTTTTATTTCCAACAATTTCTTTGCATTTATTCAATTCAATAAATTGTTGTAAAACTTCAAAAGGTGTCCTCAAATTATTAGAATAACTTTTAATATTATCTAATTCTGAATTTAATGCTGTCATTTTATAATAATTTTGTTTCATTTGTGAATCTAAATCACAAGTAACCATGCTACGACTTGCAAATTTTACTAAACTATTATCTCCAATATCAAGTAAATTTAGTAGAAGATTATAAGAAATCTTAAATTTGGATGTAAGAGTTTGAGGTTTTCCATTCATCATTTGCTTATAATTACCAGAATCAACATTTCTAAATAAATTATTAAGATGAATTACGTGACCGACATTATCCAATCCCAAACGTCCTGCCCTTCCCGCTGCTTGTGTATATTCATGACTATAAAGCATACGATTTATCTCTCCATTGAACTTATTTACATCCGTAAAAATTGTTGTTTTAACAGGTAAATTAATACCGACACTCATTGTTTCAGTACAAAATAATATTTTAATAAATCCTCTTGCAAATAATAACTCTGTCATTTCTCTTAAAATAGGCATTAATCCGGCGTGATGAATACCAACACCTTTTCTAAGCAGCTTTACAACATTTACATATTCAGGTAAATGTAAATACTCTTCAAAATTTGGCAATTTTCTTATAATTTGTTCGCATTCTCTATCAACAGTATAAGGAACTTTGCTATCAAATTCTAGCAAATTCGTAGTCAATTCTTCTGCACATTTTTCTAACTGTTTTCTTGAAAATACATAACATAACGCCGGCAACATTTCGTGCTCTACTAAATATTCAGTTACTTTATTTAACACATGTTGTCGTTTTACTCTAATGTCATGTTTTTCAAAGAGTTTTAAAATTTTTGTTGTTGAATGGTATTGAATATCATTAAATTTGCCATTTTCATCT